AAGAAGATCAGAGCATTTGTGCTCATGCTGTCCGTAACCAGCACCCGGTAATGATGCCCAAATGTTCGAGCACTTAGTTATGGCGCTTTCAATTCGACCGGCCTCAACGTCATCAAAAGCTTTGCACTCCCGAATTTGCTGAATGGCAACGGCGTCCTGGCTGTCATGCCCGAAGTCTTCAAGTTTGAGTTGTTTTTTATAGACATCCCAATAGCGTGAGAGGAGTTGATAACGCCCGGCAGCCGTTGATTTAATTCCGAGGCGAGGCAGATCTACCAGCTTGCGGGGATGATCGACATAACCGTTATTGAACAAAGTGCCGCCGACAATTACGTTGTAACCGTTATCACTGCCAGATACTTTGCTCGTCCCTTCTGACCAGGCCAACATATCGAGAAATGCTCTCATGTTTTTACTCGTTTGCATCTTTCTTCTCCGTGTTAACACCTGCGCGGCGGGATACGATAGCCAGCGCCATATTGCGTAACCCATCAGCCCCAACGAAGCCAATCAGCGCCCCCACGAACGCGCCAGAATTTGCAGGAAGCCCCAAATACTCGAGCAATGCGGAGATCGCGAGAGCAAATATTCCGCAAATCAACGCGCCAGTAGCTGTATAAAGTTTGGGTTTCCCCGCCCTGATATCGATAAGGGCTGAAATGCCTAATGCGCATAGACCGGCATAAACAGAAGGCAGGTAGAGCGCTATCCATTTCATCGTTTGATCCCAAATTCCCGGGTCGTGGTGTGTGTTCATTGACCCTCCTGAATACCGTTTTTGGATATAAAAAAGGCCACGCATACGCGCAGCCTCAAAGAGTTACCAGAGTTAGCGTCTGGTCGCTTATTACCGTATCTGATATCGTTAATTCGCCAAAAGTAACCACATCAGACACAAGGGTTTATAAATGGATGATCTCGACCGGATTTTGGACAAAATCCTAATTACCGCATTATTCGACAATCTCAGTAACGAAATGAAGAAAAACGTTCTCACTTCGGTACACGAAATGATGGACCGATCTACTTATGATGATACATCTTCTTTAGATTATCTTGGACAGGTTGAGCGCCTGGAATCCCTTCGCGAGCGATTATATTCGCGATTGCCAGAAAGCCGAGTTTGGACCCGTTCTCATCTTCTTGAGAGGGGTTAGAAGGCCAGATCCAGCCAGGGGGGCGCGTATCAGCGTGGCTGTATGCCTGAAAAAGCGCCCCGACAATTCCAGCCATCAATCTGTGGTTTTTCTCTTCTTCCCACCAGATACCGTTACTGCCCGCTCGTTCTTGTGCATCGAACTCCCAAACTAGAGTTCCGTCATTGTTGAGAACCTGAACTTTCATGTTGACTCCAGAAACGCAAAAACCTGCACAAGGCAGGTTCGGTTTTACATTCGGCTGAGTATTGAAACAGTGCGGTCACAACGTGATGTTGATGAAATCCCAATACTCATGCGAATGTGCTTATTTGGAGCGGGCAGTGGGAATCGAACCCACATCATCAGCTTGGAAGGCTGAGGTAATAGCCATTATACGATGCCCGCATTGTCTGGTGGCCCCTGCTGGGCTTGAACCAGCGACCAATCAGTTATGAGCCGACTGCTCTAACCAACTGAGCTAAAGGGCCGAACGCCGAATTCTATAACCATACGGTACTTAAGGCAAATCCCTCACGACTCAACACCTCATTTGTAAAGCAAAAACCCGCACAGCGGCGGGTTCATACAATTCTGACAAGATATCAAATTAGCCTTAAATATCGCTCAATTTGTTGCATTTTGCAATATCGATATGCGTATAGATTATCTTGTAAGCGATCAATAAAAAACCCAGCACTAGGCTGGGTTTGAGAAATTAACCGACTTAAGCAGCTTTTTTGTTACTGCAATCGCAAAGTGGAATAGGAAAAGGTCTCCCTTTCTTTGCATGACGCACAACACCATCAACACATGTTGTGTAGCGAAAAATGATTTCGCAAGCATTACCACATTTGCGACAGGTTCCCATAGCCATAAGATCTATGTCCCTGCATACCTGTAAATCCATACAGATTGCCTTTTGTTGGGAGATCCACTAAACTTTAGCTGTCTACACCAAAGTGTCGTGGTGGATTATCTCCATCCGCACCGGAAAGTTTCTCAGGCTTTCCGCCCTAAATCCCTGTATTCTCGCAGGGATTTTTCATAAGAAATCAAAGGCTAATTGGTTCATTGAGTATCCAAGCTCAGCTAAAATTACCTCTGCAAAAGTATCTGCCTGCCATTCCGCATCTTCAATTTGAAGTGCAGGTTTCTTTGATTTGTGAAGCAGAGCTTGGTGCCCAAGAACTAAATGCCCTATTTCATGGAAAAGAACAAATAAAGCTTCTCTTTCACCATGACAGGCCAACTCAAAAGTCTTATTCGGAACACTAATCGTCCATGTGCTGGGGTCGTAGTGTCCCGAAGTCAGATCGTAAGTGGAAGCCGTCCATATTTTATCATCAACAACATTTATCGTTATGCTGTACGAACTTAACAGCTCGAAAGCAGTGTCCAATTTTTTCTTCTTTTTCAGGCTTTTAAGATTGAAATAAGAACAAAAATTCACTGCATTACTTGATACATCATTCATACTCATTGGTGCAACACGATTTCCACGTAACACATAAGTTGGCGGTTCCAAAGTTTATTCCCCGATATTGTTGATATTTTTCATAAGCTCTGCAATTCGCTTAAGCTGGTCTGGTGTTAGTGGTGATTTTGCAAACCCAGCAACTAGCATTTGTTGATTTTGAGACAATCCATCCAACGATACATATTCGTTGGCAATATCCGCCAACTCTTGAAGATTGCTAATTACCAAGCCGCGACCTTTGAAAAAGGACTGTATTTCCTTTACCCATTTTTTGGGGATTTTCTTACTGCCGGTTTCAAGTCCACTAAGAAATGCGGACGTCACGCCCAACTCTTTTGACATTGTAAGCAGTGTACAATCCGTATCTATCCTCGCTTTTCTGACGGCCTTACCGAATTCAGTGAGTGCCATGGTCAATTTCCTCAGTTTTTGGTGTAACATTTGTCGTACTCAAATTTAATGCGTTAAAATTACCATAAAACAAAAATAAGTAAACCATTTTGGTTAATTTATTTCGATATTTTTATCTTTCATAGTACTTTCAACCAGTTGATGTGCAAGAATCGATTTTAACGATATCTCATCGAGATTCGAAAAATCCTGTTTCAATCTCGACCAATGCTCTGCGTAAACCCTTTTCCAAGTGGAGCGGTTAATACTCAAAAGCACAGCCAGCGCTGCCCCTGCATACTCTTTATAAGTGTCGTTATTATTGTTCGCCGCCACATCCTGAGCTGCCAGCCAGACCAGAGCGACAAGCCGTTTTTTTATTTTTGCCTGTAGTGGTTTGCCTTCTAACCTCCTTTCGTATTCAGCCCAAACGTGTTCGCAAAATGCTACTTGGTGAGCAAATTTAAGATCATGGCCATAACAGTATTTCACCCAGGCGTTTTGATACTCAGGCAGCGAATTAACAGCGCGGCGCCAGCCGCACATAGCAAACTCATACTCATTCATCGGCAGCATCGGTCGGTGGCGACTCCGCGTCTCTAAAACATACAGTGCTGAATTCTCCGCTTTAACGTGCCTAACGCCTCCACGCCCATCATCAAGATCAACCTGATGTATCGGCTTGCGAGGGTTTCGATTTTTATCAGCTGGTGGATGCTCGGCAAATGCCTGCAACTGTCCCTTCGTCCCGCCTGATAAATCAGCAAGGGCGAACCGAAGTTCTATGCGTGCGTACTCGAGTAATTGCGCATTCATCGGATCAGCCCCTCTTTTCTCCAAATAACCTGAGTTCTCAAGACGCCTTCGGCATGAAAGAGGCGCAACTCTTCGCGGCTGTATTCGGTTTTTATCCTCCCATCGATTGCATCATGACACCCACTACATCCGATCGCCGCCTGCATATCATCGGGTTTTATCCCGGTTCCGCAGGTACCGGCCAACCGGTAATGTGCCAACACACTGGTTTCTGGATTGTCATTGCAGACACCGAAAATTCGGATCTGGCACTCACGCCCACGCGCTGCTTTCGTTAATTTGCTCATGCCGCATAGCTCATTAGCTGGCTCGCAGCGTTCTCGGCAGCCTGTGGGGTGCTGAATGTTTTATTCAGAATGAAATTCCACAACACATTCAGCGTGGCTTTGTAGAGTTCTGAAAATTCAGTGTCATCCATGCTCGCGAAGGAAATCGAGATCGGTTCTTTGACCGTTACACCATTCGGCATTACCAGTTCTGTGTAATAACCGGCCTCGACCGTAGTCCAGCGCCGGAAAGCATCGAACGACTTAATCAGCGTCACGCGGTCAGCCCGCCGCGCACTGACTTTTTTCAGATAACCGACAGCCAGAGAATTGAGCGTTTCGCCATGACCAGCATATTCAGCCAGATGGTTTACATAACCACGGATCAGGGATTTCTCTTCGGGAGATATGGCGCCGCCGGTAGGCGTCCAGTACTCAAAACCAAGATTGAGAAGAGCGAAGTATTTACGGTGAAAGCGGGCATTGCGCGCTTTTTTGAAGTCAGAGGTCAGTATGTCGCCGACCTTGATTTTAGAATGCAAAAAATCTCTGGTATCCGGCGTTGCGGGTATCAGAGTGTCATTGCTTGCTTTGATAAATGATAGTTGCGCCATCTTCGCCTCATCGGTTGGATGGCACAGCAGCTGCATACAGGTTGTCAGTTGTTCAGGCTGACCAGGTGATTATAACTTACTTTCGATACTTTTAACGAGGAAACCATGTTTCTCTGCGATTTCTAAAAACGCGAGCAAAGACGAAACATGTTCATCGTCGTGCAGCTCTCGTACGGAGACAACTTTGTCGCCGCGTAACTGCAATAGCACGCGGCAGTCAGAAGAAACCTGAAGCGTTGTGCCGTTAATTGTAAGTTGTTTAGCCATCTTAACCTCTTGCGTTAGTAATGCCGTCCTGACGAGAACGGATCCAATCGGCGTCCTTGCCGCGCGCGTTGGTTAATAGTTGCCGCTGCTAGCATTGTGTGCAAACGCACAAAATGATATTTGAGGTGCAACATTGTTCATTCCATTGAATTTATGATTTAAATCAAAAATTTAAATAGAAATACACCCATATACCTCTGATAGAGCCTTGAAGTAATTGCATGAACAATCAAACAGAAAATTTGCACTATCCACCTATTTGTTAATCAGGTCAGTGTTGGGCAGCAGCCCAATAAAAACTGTACATTTATACAGTAATTATTGCGGCAGAATTTTTCAAGGTCATTTACATTAGTCTCACGTATATTGCATGGCTAAAAGGTCATCTAAATGGGACCACGACAGCTTGTCAGCAGTTTCTTGGGTGTTGTACAACTGTTAGTATAATCAGTATTAATAGACGAAGTAATGAGATGAATATGCGTACGATTGAGATGTGTGCTGGGGCTGGCGGTCAGGCTTTAGGGTTACATAATGCTGGTTTCAAACATAGTGTACTCATTGAAATAGATGAATATGCATGTGCAACCTTACGCCACAATAACGAGTCGTTAACCCTCGGTTGGGGAGATATTCTTCAACAAGACTTACGGGTATTTGCTGAACAAGATGCAGCTAAGTATGTCGGCCAAATTGAGTTAGTCGCAGGCGGAGTACCGTGCCCACCATTTAGCAAAGCTGGCCGGCAGTTAGGTCAAGAGGACGAACGGGATCTTTTTCCTGCGGCACTTCAGGTTGTTAAAGCCGTCAAACCAATTGCAGTGATGATTGAAAACGTATCAGGTTTGCTTGATAAGAAATTTGCCCCATACAGAAACTCAATCCAAAAAGAACTCGAGGATCTTGGTTATAAGTCGGAATGGCGCTTACTACAAGCCAGCGATTTTGGTGTACCTCAGCTTCGCCCGAGAACAATACTTGTTGCTATAGAAGCACAATATTTTGACCGGTTTGAATGGCCACAATCAACCACAGATAAACCTGTCACTGTTGGTGATACGCTTTATGATTTACTTTCCTCTAAGGGCTGGAAGGGTGCAAAAAAATGGAGAAAATTAGCCAATACTATTGCGCCGACTCTAGTTGGTGGCTCCAAAAAACATGGGGGCCCCGATTTGGGTCCAACCAGAGCCAAACGTCAGTGGCAAGCTTTGAACGTTTATGCTCATCGGGTTGGGCATGATGAGGAAATACCTGGTCCTGATTTCAAAGGTGTGCTGTTGCGTGACGGGACGATTAGAGCAGGGTTTGAAGATATGCCTCTGCTTAACGTTCGCATGGCTGCTCGAATTCAAGGTTTCCCAGATACATGGGCCTTTGTAGGTTCTAAAACACACTCTTATAGACAAGTTGGCAATGCTTTCCCCCCTCCAGTTGCTCAGGCTGTAGGCGAAAAAATTCGAGAAGTTATTCTTTCTATAAGACAAGAAAAGGAAGACGCTGCATGAAAGGGTTGATTTCGTTTAAAAGGGATGAGTTTCACCGAAAACTGATAGAACAAGGTACATGGGGGTTTTCAATCACAACGAAGTATGGTCAGCATAAAATCGCAAGTAACGCGGATGTTGGTCAAAAATCTAGCGTAATGTTATCAAATCTGCTTTTAGATAAGGTGATGCAAAAACTTCAAATACCGATAGTAATTCAAGAAAAGAAAAAGGATGGGCAAACTGTCGGCAATTCTTTCGAAGCGGCCTGCGCGTCTTTCCTGTCTGACACATTTCCAAATTTAGGAAATCTTCGACCGGGGACTTGGAATATTGAGCAAATCCACCAAAGAAGTGAGGCTGTTCTAGGAAGGTATGAACAGTACTCCCATCTTTATGAATTATCTGCTCTGGCCGCTGAACATAAAACCTTAAGAAATTTTCTAGGTGATGGTTATACCATTTCTCCAGATATTATTGTTTCAAGATCGCCCGAAGAGGATGAATTTATTAACGAATCAGTTTATGTTGTTGATTCGGATACCTCCAGAAATACAATGCTTCGCAAAGTAAATCATGCAGGTATTGTCCCGCAACAACTATTACATGCCAGCATATCTTGTAAATTCACAATGCGTTCAGACCGGGCGCAAAACACGCGAACAGAAGCTCTTAATCTTATAAGAACAAGAAAAGGAAGAACCCCGCACATAGTTGCAGTAACTGCAGAGCCGACATCAAGTCGTCTAGCCTCTCTTGCTCTTGGTACTGGCGATATGGATTACGTTTATCATTTCGCATTGTACGAACTTCTTGAAAGTTATGAAGAGCTAGGTTTCGATGAAGGTTTAGAATTGTTAAATACCATGATTGATGGCAAAAGATTACGTGACATTAGCGATTTACCTTTAGATTTAGCTATTTAAATCTTGATACAAGACCTCCGCAAATGCTTATTGCGTAGCGGAGGCGGTATTTCTTCAGTTAAACCCTTCCGATTTTATACGATTACCAATCCATACCATGCACGGCACGGCCATGGAATTTCCGATCGCTTTATAGCGAGGTGCATCGGGACACTTCTCAGCGGACTTATTGCGCCACGGGATTTTTGTGTGATCATCAGGCATACCCTGCAGACGTTCGCATTCCACAGGCATCAGGCGGCGTACATGCATTCCGTACTGAACGACGTCTGCTGATGTGCGTGAGTCCTGAGTAAATGCCAAATCTTCCAGACCCCCTTTCCCCTGTGGACCGGCATTATCTGCACGGCCTATCTGTGCATGTTGCAGGCAAACCGCAACTGCCTGACGGGTGACAGTGTCAAGCGTGTAACTGGTGCCGGTATCATTCCAGCCTTTGCCGTTTTGAGCTTTAACACGACCAGACGCATCGCTAATTGAAATAACAACTGGTTTGCCCTGCCCCGGCTTCCCACCGCCAGCAGAAAGAACACCCGTAATCTGCCCGTCGCCATTCTCAAAACGGACTTCACCGCGGCTATTCTCAGCAATGGCAAACGCAACCGCGCCAACGCCGATACCACAGCGGTCTCCGTTAGGCGTCAAAAGAGCATTCGCTATTCCGTCCTGCCTGTATTCAAGCGATGCATTACCACCACGCCCGCGAACAGCCAAAGTGTTAGGTGTGCAGATAATGGCGGGAGGCTGAGCGCCAGCATCCACATTGCCAGATAAAATTGTCGGGGAAACATCCCAGCCCACATCCTGCCCGTGGCCTCTACTGCCAAATGCAATGACCGGCGTTCCCCTTCCGGTACCGTCCTCCGAACCGTCATAACCTTCAGCCCGAAGCGGATGCGTAAAGTCACCTGTTACACATACAGCTGGGGTCTGGCTGGCCTGAAGAGCGCCTGTAAAATCACTGCTAGCGCCCAAATCCGACGCTGTATTGCCGCCAGCCTGCCAGTTAAATGCAACAGCTAAATCAGTGGCGTCTTTGTAATCGCGGGCTTTGCAGGTCGATGCCGCTTCGTCATCGGCATATTCCCCGAACGCCACCATCCGAAATGCCTTATGAGGGACTAAATGGCCTCCCCTTGCCTGGTTATCGTCTGCGCCACACGTTCCAGCGCCGTTTGCAGTAAGGGCGGAAGTTGCCTGCCCCGCTTCTCTGCTCGGCGCAATATCCCTGCGCAGGCGGTCGAACTCAAAAAGTACTTTGCAGGGATCGAAGTCCGGACGAGCACTTGCGACAACGAACACACGGCGGCGGCGTTGGGCCACTCCGACAAATTGGGCGTCAAGGATCCGCCACGCGATTGCTCTCTGGGGACCATACACAGCACCTGCGTTTGTCCATTTTCCCCCTGCTGGTCTAAGCGGCCGGTCTTCTCCGGCCAGTCCAGCAAGAAAACAACCGAATGCGTTGGTTTTGTCATTTAGTACCCCCGGTACATTTTCCCAGACAATGACAGCGGGACGCTGATCATGCTCGTGACGTTTAGCGTCGATGGTGTTAGCCAGTTCGACGTATGAAAGGGTGATTTGCCCGCGGGCGTCGGACAGGCCGCCACGCAAACCTGCAACGCTGAAAGCCTGACAGGGCGTACCGCCCACCAGGATGTCCGGCGCTTGAACATGCCCGGCACGAACACCGGCCGCAATTTTAGTCATATCACCGAGATTTGTTACGTGTGGCCACCGGTGCGCCAGCACGGCTGCGGGAAACGGTTCAATCTCACTGAACCATGCTGGTTTCCAGCCGAGTGAATGCCACGCCAGACTTGCGGCCTCGATGCCGCTGCACACGCTTCCGTAGGTTGGATTCATGCTTTCGACTCCGCCGCCAGCTGGCGCATGATTTCCTGCTCGGTTGGCAACGGTGCCGCTGCGCATTGCATGAAAATTGTCTTACGGGTCGCCGTTTTACGCGCCAGCAAAAGATGCACTTTTTCCTCTGACATTTTCAGCGCGCGGGCAATATCGCGATCTGTTTTGCCTGACAGGTGCAGACGGTAAATCCCCATTAAAACGTTCTTCCCATACGCCGGGCGGTTGCCGATTTTGACCACCGCGCCACTGGCTTTTGCAGCATTGGTCACCGGTACCGGTTTAACGGGAGGGGTTGCATAGGCACGGCTACGTGCGCGGGCGGCGCAATGCCAGCGATCGATAATGCTCCCGGTGTGGTCACAACCGTCATCTGCAACGGGGCGAACTTCGTTAATCAAACTGTTAATTTCCTGAGCCATTGGTCATTCCTCTTGTGAAAATTTTAATGCTGCCAACATCTGCCGCCCTGCAGGGGTTTGCAGCAGCTGGCATTCCAGTTCTTCGTCCAGCTTGTCCGGCGACGTGTCGCCTTCGTCCGGTGCAAACTCATTCGACATAGCGTTTCCCTGCCGCCATCTGCATGGCCGGTGTCGGGCCTGCTGGCGATTTCGGCGCGGCAATTTGCCGGCGGATGGGCGGTACCGAATAACCCGCAGCTAATTTTTTCTCCCAGCGCGCCAGTTTCACGCCCGCCAGCCTGTCCATTTCTGGCTGTGTCAGTCGGCGCTCTACGCCCTCGCGTCGCATCTCAACGCAGATGTGATACAGAATCGGGTTGCGCCACGGAAACTGTTCTGAGGTGCCATAACGCCATGACTCAGATTTCCAGCGTTTGTACTCGGCGATGACGTCCCGCACGGTGAGTCCGACCAGACCGCCGCCGACCTCAGCAACCAGCGCGATAAACTCCGCAAAGTCAGGCGGCCATGTGCTGCCAGCTTCACAACGCTCAATGCAGGCATTGCAAACACGGGTGATCTGATCACTCGTCATAATCCCGATCTGTTTCTCCCAGAGGTCCGAGGGACGATTGCCATTCTTCGCTATCCATCGGGTGCTGTAGATTTTGATCATGAGATCCCACAGGCGCCACGCCGGTGTATTCACGCTCTCTGGCCCATTGTTCGCGACCAGCTCGTAATTGCCGTTCTGCAATGGATTCGCCGTTGCTGCTGGTACTACTTGCGATGTTTTTTGCATGGTTCAATCCCCCGGTGTTTACCTGCCAGTCGTTTTCAAAGGCACGCTCTTTGCCGTAAAACCGCTGTGCCTGCATCACAAATTCGGTACCGGCCTGACCGCGTATCTCGCAGTACTGCCGATATCTCCGCGTCCCTTCGAGCATTGCCTCCGTGCTCACCCCTTCCAGCTTTCTCGCCTTCCAGCAGGAGTGAGCTTTGTTTTTCGGATTCCCACCTTCGCGTTTTG